GATTAATGTAATTGGATTATAGTTGAGTAAAAATGATTGAAGTTTTTCAATGCCCTCTATTATAAAGGTTTTCATGTTATCAATAATTTTTTTCGCTGCGGATATTCCATATTTGATTCCCTGATATAACAGATTCGGAAGACTATATTTCCACAAAAGCATTAATGTTTCTTTAGCAGCATTTATAATTGAATTGAAGTTATTGTAAATCCACATGACTCCTTGGACAAGCAATCCTATGGGGCTGTACTTGAAAATCAATTTAATCGCATTGTATGTGTGTTCTAATATTTTTTTGAACGCCTTTGTTATGGAGTCAATTATGTTATTCATGAATTTATAGATTTTATCGAAACCTATTAATCCTAGAGTTAATCCATCTGTAATTCCGGCAAATATTCCGACAAGTAATCCTCGTATACCATCTTTTTTAAATCCTTTGAACGCACCTATGACAGCATCGATTAATGTCAACACTATCGTAAGTGGGAGGAATGCTCTACCAATTAATGAAATGATTGGTCGAAGAACTCTGAGAAATCTGAATAGACCACTCATTATTCCATAACCAAGTCTGAATGAAGTCATAAAGATTTTGAATATTTCTATGACAGGAGCGAAAACAGATTTTAGTATCTTTATGAATCCTAATGCACCAAATTGTACATCTTTGATTATCGCAATAAAAGTAGTAAAAACACCTATTGTTCTATTAATTACTGATACAAAGTATCTACCTATAGCAGTTCCATTTTTGATAAAGATGAAAAATGATTTCATCCCATTGATCATTTTGTTTATCGCTGGAAATGTTTCTTTCAAATACAAGAAAAATCTTGATATGATTCCTCCTCCTTTGAAAGCAGATGTAATCATTCCGAATACTTCTGCTATTGCGGCAGATACCATTCCAACTATCAATCCCGTGGCAAATGTTATAATCGCAATGAGTTTAAACAACCAACCGCCTTCTCTCATAGTATCCCGTAAACCTATTATGTGAGCATCTATTATTTTTACATTTGCTTTGAGATCTTTATACCATTCGGGTAATTCCTTCATCTCTTTTTTGTCCTCGACTGCTTGCCTGTTCTGTCTTTCAACAGCGGCTATTTGAATCAAGGATGCCTGCTCAATATTCTTGAAAATACTTATTTGTTTGTTTAATTTTTGCGTTTCTTCTCGGAATTGTTTTTCTGCCAATCTTTCTGCACGAATCTCTGCGACTCTTTCATTAACACCTTGCTTTACAATTGTTTCATATATGGATTTTTGTATATTCTCTTTTTGGATTGAATCCCTCATCTCTGTGAGTTTTTCAATGATCTTATCTTGGGTTTTCTGTTCCTTAGCCCAATTTGCCTTGAAAGCCATGACAGCAGTTTCGTCTTTGAGATCTACTCCTGATTCAATCATAGCATCACTAAGCATTTTTTGAACAACAGAAAGACTTTGTATGTTTGCTCCGGTTCTTTCAATTAGTCTATTAATAGTATCTTCGTTTGATGATCCTTTAATTTGTTCAAGTGCATTACGAACTTCTTGAGCAAGTTCTTTGGTTTCATTATTTTTTTGATTTTCTTCTTCGTCTTTTTGTTTCTGCTTTGCTTCAATTTTATTTCTGTCAGACAGTTCTTTTTCCGCTTTTAATTTTTCATCCTCTTCTTTTTTAGACTGCTTTAGAAATTCTTTCGACCAATTCTTAAATTCAACCAATATAGTTTTATCTTTGATTTTAGCATCTGATAGTGTGTCTGCGATTTGTTTTGTGAGATCTAAAGAGGCATCAAGTTCTTTTTTTACTACATCTATCTGTGTTTTTGAATCAATAGCAATCATTTCAATTGCATCTGTGATTTGCCTTTGAGTTCCCGCTACATCGGTTTGAATTTCTCTTAACCTATTTGTAGACTCGGATCTTGATAGTTTGGCTTCTTCGTACTGCTTTATTGCTATAGCAAGAGCAGCAGTATCTCCCTTCAGTTCTGCCTCCAACTGTTTCTTCTTTGCATTCAATTCCTCACGCTGCGAGGATTCAATCTTCTCTGTGAGTTCTTTGATATATTTGGTCTGAAACTCTTGATTGTCCAATTGATTTCTCAATAGTTCAACCATTTCACGATTATATGAACCAGACCATTGGCTATCGCTTCCTGGTGCGGTTTGATTTTTGGGATTAGTTTCGCCTTCGTTTGCCATGGGGAGTCTACTTTAAGTTAAGATTCTTTCTGCTTTTCCATCATTTCTTTTTCTTCTTTAAGGTGATGAATTAACATTTCTATGTAAATTCGACGCTCCCAAGGAATCATTCCTTCTATTTCTGTTAGCGAATACTTGTGGTGTTGCATTAGAGAAAAGTTTGTTTCGTAATGATTCATTAGACTATCATGGGAGGTCGCTATTAGAAAAAATCAGCCACCCCCTTAAGGGTAATTGTATTTTCGTGTCCACATCCACTACACTTAAAAGACACTTCTTTCGTCAGTTGAGGCATCGTTTCAAAGAAAGAAGATATTTTCCTGAATTGACTTTGAGATAAAGACTCAATGAACTCAGTTACATCAGTCACACCAACATCTTTGGCTGTGAATGTTTGCTCTGGTGTATAAATTTTATCAACACACAACGCAACTAATGTAAACATCTTTTCGGTATCTGTCTTTTTTTCCTGCATCTTTTCGATGTCGGAATAGGTTGGACACCTCATTTCAATAATTGTGCTATCGTTGAGATTAATCTTGCTGTTGTGTTCGGGATTAAAATCTGGATTAAGTTCAGTAAGATTTACATTTACTACATTTGAATGTTGACAGGCAGAACATTTAATTTGAGGATTCGCAGTTTCTCCAACAGACTTTGTTCGTATATTCACGAATAAATATTCAATATCAACAAGTGCTGCCTCAGTCATATTAATTTTACCAAATGTACACGCTGCTACCACATCTTGCATCGCTTTGTATATCTCTTTTTCATTTTTCGACTCTGATGCTATAAGCAGTATTTTTTCCTCTTTAACAAGAAAAGGTCTGTATGTGATTTTTTTCTTGTTGCTTGGAAGAATCAGTTCATATGTTGGTGTTGTTGCTACTAAGTTAGTCAGTGTTCCCATTTTATTTAATCTCCCTATGTTTTATTATAGTTGTCCTAAAAATCCTTGTCCCTGTGAGATAAAAGTAAGTGCTTGATTGAATATGTTTCTTATTTCGTCATTTGGATTTTGTCCAGGAAGACCATCAACTTTTGGTTTTATTAGTCTTCCATCAACGCCTTTAGGCACATTACTACGCTGATCATACTTTTTTCTCTCTTCTATTTTTTCAAGCATTGACTGCGTTTCTCTTCGCTGAATCTGCTCCCAATCCCTGATAGCATCTTCTGCTGTGACATTAACTAGTCCATTTCTAACAAAATTTTCGTTACTATTAACAAAAGGTATTTCTGACGGATCTTTTAATGTCCGTGTGAATCTTCCTTGACTGTCTATGACAGGTATTCCTATATCTTTTGCCGGAGATTCTCCTCCACGAAGAACTTCACGGTACATAAAATCCACTTTCATTTTTAGTGGTTCTATACTTTGTGTGTAGTTTAGTGATCCATTATTGAGTACCACGCTGTAAGGGTACACTTCTGTCAACTTTATACTATTTGCCCCTAAATCTTGTCCTAAAAATTCTATCGCTTGGTCTAAACTTTGAACAAAAGAGGGGAGTTGCATGATGTATATCGAACATGATTTGGCGTAGTCATCATAAAATCCAACTTGTTTCGTTTTTGGATCTACTATTAGATTTTGCCACTTTTCAAACAAGTTTTTTTCAAACATGTCAGTTAACACATTAAACTCAAATGAAATACCAGATGTGTTGTTTGAATTTATTCCATATGGAATCAGTCTAGTTGGAGTTGAGATATCCATTTCATGAGTAAAAAAAGATTTTGCCGGTAATGTGACCGAACTAACCGTTAAGGCAAGTCTTTCTTTTATTTCTATCGATGAATACCCCAAATATCTGGCCACACTAGGGGGAACATCAATCAACATGACAAACCTATTGGGCCGCATTACGCCCTTTTGTCTGATTGCACTATAGAATTTGTCTACAAAGGTCATGGCTGTTACTTAGAGTATTTATTTGCCCATTTCCAAACTTGTTCACGATTTGCACCACGGAATCTTTCAATAGGCATGAATGGCACAAATTTCCATTCGTCAGACGATATGACATTTGCTTTGGTCACCACACAGTTGAAATAGTACTTTTTTATTGCTGCTTTGAACGGCTTCATATTAGAAGCGGATTTCAAGTATGAATATGTAACTTTAAACATTGCGGGGGGATTTTTCGCATAATTAGGGTTGTTAGTCATTGTCAGAAGATTGTTTAAAAATGTTGCCCTAACCCTCGGTGCTAGGTAGTGTAAGTTTAGTCCAAGAAAATGGTTTCTCATTTTATGAATCATTATTACAAGAGGGAATTCATCCCAAAATGGTAGTTCTAATTTAGTTTTTGGGTTGTAGCCAAAAAAAATCATAGTTCCGATTCTTGGTTGATTGATACCTACACTTGCCATACTTTGGTTAAAATTTTGAGGATTCATTTGAGTTTGAATTTTACTCAAGTTAGTAGCCAACCAATATGTTGCCGCATTAGATTGAATATCTTTTCCGGATTGATTAAATTCTTTTACGACTTTTCCGACTTCTCGTTTACTCATTACTGGTTCCGTTCTTTGTGAATAAATTGTCCTCAGTCAGAATTTTAAACTCCCACCCTTTATCCTCACAAATTTTTCTAGCAGCGTTCCATTTTGCAGAATTAATCATCCAATTTTTCATTTCTGTTAGTTTTGACTTGGACACTTTTTTTGACTTGGGCGGATTTGGTTTTTTAGTTTGTGATTTGGGCTTAATTTCTATGAGGTATACTCGTTTATTTCCATCTTTCGACAAAACCTTTATCCAAAAATCAACAAAGTATCTGTGAACTTTTCCATCTATTGGTGAGGTATAGGGAATAATAACTTCCTCCGAAGACCATTCCAGCACCGATGAGTTTTCGTCACAAAACAACATGAACTTTCTTTCCCAAAGTGAACGATAAAAACAGTTGTTGGGGTCTCCTTTGTATTTTTGTGGGTTTTTTGGTTTGTAGCACCCCTTATAACTTGCGTTTGATCTACGGATTTTTACCTCCTTATAACTTGAGTTTATTTAGGTAGTTTTCGTCTAAATACAATTATGAATCAGTATCCATTTGACCCACTTAATCCATGGTATGACAGCGATCTGCAACCGGTGCCCAAGCCTCCGAAGCCGAATCCAGCATGGCCCTGGGGCGAAGACGAATATGAAAATGCTTTCTCAGATTCAGGGGACACAAGCACAATTAGATCACCACCGCTGTATTATCCTGATGATCTTGGTCAGACCGATGATCTTCAATATATGATGCGGTTTACCATTTATGATACCGGCGGAATTGAGTTGAGAAGACATAGACAGAAGTTCACAGAAAATCAAAATGAATTGACTAGGATGTTTCAATCTAGAGAGCAAAGTGAAAGGGAAGATCCAAATGCGAGCATATCCCTTGCCCAACTTGTGAAACTTGCTAAAGTATCATTTGATACAACAGTAGATAATGTTTTAAACGCTTTTGGTGGCGACAGTTCGGGGTTTAATGTGAGCGGAGCGGCAAAAGGCAGGGATTCTTTTGTTGAGGAGGCATCGGGATTTGCTAAACTAACTGAGGAAGTTCAGAGCATATATCTTTACATTCCTGGACAAATAAATGTGTCTTACAAATTTGATTATGAAGATGCTGACCTAACTTCGTTAGATATATTAAGAGGACTTAGAAGTCTTACTGAAACTCAAACTAGTACTTCGGCTGAAGTTCAAGCAGAACTGGCTAAAACTGTTGGAATGGCCGCTTTGAAAGTTGCAGATGAAACTATAGAACTTGTTGGTGGGCAAGAGATATTTGCGAACAATCAGGCTGCGGCAACAAGGGAGATTAGAAATCCTTTTGTTGTGCATTTGTTCAAAGGAGTCGGAAGAAGAACATTTAGATTTGAGTTTGATTTTTTCCCAAGATCACAAACCGAAGCAGTTATTATTGAAAGAATAGTAAATACATTCAAGTTGTACGCACACCCAAATAGATCTAAGGGTGGGAGATTTCTCGATTTCCCCGCTGAGTTTCAGATCGAATTCTTATACAAAAATGCTGAAGTTATTCGTATGCCTAAGATAATGAAATGTGCTTTGACTTCGATAAGCACCGACTATGGTGAAAAAACATTTACATCTACAATTGTTGATTCAGAGGGTAAAGTGTCTCCCACAAAAATCAAACTCAATTTAGAATTCAGCGAACTTGAACTTTTAACAAGAGAACGAATAGCAAGAGGAGCATAATCGTGGCATATTTTGGCAACTTTCCAAATCTAGCCTACCCGATAGTCATCGATGGTAAGACTGTTCGTATTAATGCAAAGAACATTACCGTAAGAGCAAAGTTTCTAGACTATGTGAAAACATCACAGGTATCCTATCGTGATTACACTATAAAAGATGGTGATCGTCCTGATACACTTTCTTATCGTTTATATGGAAGATCGGATTTACATTGGGTTATATTGATCTTCAATGAAATACTGAATCCCTTTTTTGATTGGCCTTTAACATCCGGTGACTTGAACCGAATGATTAAAAACAATTACAAAGGAAAAGCGATATTCATCAACTCAAAGGTAGCAAAATTCGGAAATAGGTTTGGAATTCTGGAAGCAGCAAATGAACAATTATGGTATGAGGTCGGACAGAGAGTAACACAAACTAGAGGCTCGTCTATTGTACACGGAACTGTAAAAAGTTGGGATCCTAATTTATACAAAATTGTTTTGGACTCTGATACTATAACTGGATCCTTTTCTATAACTCCAAATATCACAAATTTTAACTCCGAAATTTTGGATTTAACTCACAATAGAACTGATGGTCTAAGCATATATGCTTCTGTTGGAAAAGTAGTCGAAGATAATATTTACTCTGTGCATCATTTTGTTGACACAAACACAGGTGATATTGTTGATCATCATGCACTCATATCCACTTCAGATGGGAGTATTGTAAATTCTAGCATCATGGACAGATATGCAGTTTATGGGAACGAAGTTATACCGTTGGCGAATAGAAACATCGTTTCGGTGTCGAATTATCAGTATGAGACAGAAAAAAATGATTCCCTTCGAAACATCAAGATAGTTCGACCTGAAATTATTGACTCTGTTATCAAAGACATGAGGAGTTTGTTAAGTGATTAAATCAACTGATAAATTTTACACGGCAGGAGATGTTGTAGTTGATGAAATTCGTCTTGTGTCTTACTCAGGACTTGAAGTCGATTTGAGAAAGATTGTTGGAGACTTTTCAATCACAGAAGACATGTTTTCAAACTCTCTATCAGGATCACTAGTGATAGCCGATTCGATGAATTTGGTTAAAAACCTCCCAATAATAGGTGATGAAGACTTGTATATTTCTTTCTACACTCCTGGCGTAGACAGCAAACCAAGAAAAGTTCGATTCAAAATCTATAAAGTCTCATCATATATTCGTGGACAGGGGGCTGCAAATGTACTCATTCGTGTTGAGTTTATGTGTCCCGCATTAGTATTATCGAACAGGACTAGGCTGCGTAAAGTTTTTAGAAATCTCCCCGTGAACGAAATGGTTAAAACTATTTACTCTGAGATGCGAGATAAGGAAAAACAAAGGAATTTAGATCTTCCCGAACTTTTAACAGACGAAACATTCGGATCAACTACAGTTTTGATTCCAAATTGGTCTCCTTTTTATACCATAAATTGGCTTGCAAATAGAGGAGTATCAGAGTCGAATACGCAAATTGCGGACTATGTTTTTTATCAAGATCTTGATAAGTATAACTTTGTTCCCATTTCCAAACTGAAAAAATTAAGTCCCATTTGCACATATAAAAACGCACCTGGTGGATTTAGGTCGGCTAGTGGTGATCGGATGTTGGAGTCGGAACTTCGTAATATTATAGACTACTCTGTACGAGATTTAGGAGATAAAGTTGATGAGACAACTATGGGAGTTTATGCATCAAATATGCTTGTACATGAAGTAAACACAAAATCATACTTCATGTACAATTACACTTATAAAGATGCCTTTGACAACGCTCCTAGTTTAAATAAAGGTAGAATGTTGCCATATTACAGTCCAATTCAAAAATCATTTGATGCTCATGTTAAGTATTATGATAAGTCTTATTTTCAGTTCAGTAATCATGAAGACGCATCTGGAATTGATAGATTTTTGAACAGACAATCTCAGATGCATCAGATGAATTCTATGACCATGGTTTTAAATGTATATGGGGATACAACTATAAGAGTGGGTAATGTAATCAGACTTGAGTTTTTTACGCAAGAATATAGTAAATACAGAGATGATTTTTTGGATGAATATTTGACTGCTAATTATATGATTACTGCAATAGTACATAATGTAACAGATGGGGTTCATACTATGAAAATGACTGTCGCAAGAGACAGTTATGGTAGTGAATTACCGGATATTAAAGAGAAAGTTATAAGATGAGATTAAGACCCGATTTCATAGGACTGAATGGATTTCTTTGGTGGCATGGTGTTGTCGAGGACATAGAAGATCCCGAAAAAATGGGCAGACTTCGTGTTAGAGTGTTAGGTTGGCACACCGATGACAAGACATCTGTTGGAATCCCAACAGAGGATCTTCCGTGGGCGACAGTGCTTATGCCTATCACCACATCTTCTATGACAGGATTAGGAAGATCACCAACAGGAATTCTACCGGGATCTTGGGTAATCGGGTTTTTCTTGGACGGAGAAGCAGCACAGCAACCATTTGTGCTTGGTTCTTATGGTGGAATTCAGAAACCCGATATTGCTCTAGGTTTAACAGCAGTTGCTGGACTTGATCAAGTTCCATACAACGATTTCAAAATTAAACCCAAATCACTTCAAAATAGAATCATGAATAATAAAGTGGGATTTAGAGATCCATCAGGATTTTACCCAATAGAAGGGAGAATGGGAGAACCAGACACAAATCGTCTTGTAAGAAACGAGAACATAGATTGGACGGTCGTTAAAAAAAAGAGAGATGAGGTATTGGATTGTGATACTGCTCTTTATGGATATTGGCAGGAACCATACACCCCATATGCGGCCAAGTATCCATATAATCATGTCGTAGAATCTCAGTCCGGTCACATTTTCGAAGTGGATGATACAACGGGTGCCGAAAGAATTCACACATATCATAGATCGGGAACATTCGATGAGATCCATCCAAATGGCAGTCAAGTTCATAAAGTTGTTGGGAATGAATGGAACATTACTTTAAATGATAGACTTATTTTAGTTCGTGGTAATGCATCATGGAACACAGATAGGTTGATGAAGATTCGTGTTGGTAAAGATCTAGGTAAAAACGGGCATTTTGAGATTGAAGTCGAGGGGGATATGAGAGTCCTTGTTAAAGGCAACACCATCATGGAAACTCAATGTAACTTCCTCCACAAGGTCAAAGGCAAATACACAACATCAAGCGAAGGGAATATGTTGTTCGTTGCTCCAAGAATAGATTTAAATCCAAATGGATCATCAGCGCAAAAAATACAAACTTTTCTGACTAAACTGAGAGGAACTATTAGGAAAGTAGTTCGTGATACTATTGATGTTGTTAGGTTTAACGGAGCCATGAATAGGCGTAGGAATTAATATGCTAGGACCAAGACCATTTAAAAGACTTCTTCCTAAATCAAAAGACACGAAACCTCCTGTCTTAAGCGTTGATAATATATCAGCAGAATTTTTTGGTCTTGGTGAGTCGCCTACACTAGATCTACCATCTACTTTAGACCAATCTTTAGTGAATGAGCAATTACTCGACAATCCGTCTTTGGTGATTGAAAACACCGTATCTATATTTCCGAATAATGAATTTTTGAGTGATGTTGCTGTGGGCATACCGATACCGAATCAGACTGATAGTAGTGCATTTGGTGGTGGTATTGGCACACAAAATTCAGAACAGCGACAGACATTTAATCAGACCTCATTAGATCGTCAAGAGAGTGTAGTTCTTATGCAAAACACTCTTTTATCGCCGCTTGTAGTTACGGGAAATATAGTATTTCAGGAACTTGGAACTAAGTTGAAATATTCAAAGGAACAGTCTAACAAGTTGAACGAAATACTTTCCACACAATTTCAATTGTTAAATTTAGATACTCAGGTCGTAGTTGATCCTCCAACATTTTTGTCTCCAGATCCACCATTTGTTTTAGATGGGGGTGAATTCTAATTATGCCGATGACGCATAGCGGCCAATATCCGATAGAATACTATTACCCTGGATTAGGTATCGGTCCCAACTACAATCCCATTGGATTTGGTCCAACATCGGAAAACTGTAGATTTACATGGACCGATTCAGGTAGAACATTTGGAAGAAAACCAATCTATGAAAAACAATTTGTCGGTCAATGTATAGACATTAGTGTTGAGGCGAACTACACAAGATGTGTTGATTCTGTTCTAAATGGGACATATGATCCGCCATTTGCCGGAGCAGATGAGATTCCCGCTCAATGTTGCCCAACTGCTAGTGGACCAATAAAATATGCAGTTATAGGTGGAGAGTTTCCGCCGAGTTTAGTTTTGGACATAGACACAGGAAAGATGTTCGGCCAAATAGATTCTTTACAAGAAATATCCCCCAACAGATTTGGATATTTCGATAAGACAGATTTTAGTAATGTCGATTATCTAGATGGATCGATAGGTGGCGGAAAGATATTTTTTACGATTAGGGCTTTTGATTCTGGAAATACATCTGATTTCTCTGACAAGGAATTCACATTTCATGTTAGAACAAATTGGGCTTTGCGAAGAGATAGGATGCTACTAAATATAAACAATCAATCTTATTTGGATGACATGAAAAAACAAGGATTCTTTACAGGTCCAGGATGCGACGAATACGAAGACGATATTTTCTGAAAGGTTATAATGCCCCCAGTTCACAGATTAAGAGACATATGCACAGGACATGGATGCTATCCACCAAGACCGAATAGGTCTGCGTCTGCAAATGTCATTGTAAACAGTCGTGGATGGCATCGTAAAGGCGACTCATGGAAAGTCCATTGTTGCGGGGGGTGTCACAGTAGTGTAACTTGTAAAGGATCATCGACTGTATTTGTTAATAGTAGACAAGCGGTTCGGATCGGGGATCCTGTTTGTTGTGGCTCTGCCACAGCAACGGGATCAGAAAATGTATTTTGTGGAGACTGATCATGGCAGAAATTAACGAAAATGCAGCAGATCTTGATATAAATTTTGCAAGAAATTTTTTCACAAATGATGTCACTAGATTTACAGGTGACGCAGCAATACGCCGAGCACTTAAGAATTTGGTTCTCCTTAAATCAAATGAGAAGCCATTTCATCCAGAAATTAATTCTGGTATAGCAGATCTTCTTTTTGAGAACACCTCCCCCATAATTGTTCAGGAAATCAAAAAACGAGTCGAAAAGGTCATAAGAACATACGAACCTAGAGTTAGTAGAACTATGATAAAATTGCAATATGATATAGACAGAAGTGAAGTCAAAATAAGCATAATGTATACAATAAAAAACATCAAAAAAGTCTTTGACACCACGATAACATTACAGAGGACAAGATAATGTCAGATACAAAAATCAATGATTTAGATTTTGACAGCATCAAGTCTAGTCTAAGAGACTACTTGAGAGGACAAGAGCAGTTCAAAGATTATGACTTCGAAGGGTCTACTTTAAACATTCTTTTAGACCTTCTAGCGTATAATACGCATTATCAGGGATTCTATGCAAATATGGTTGCAAATGAAGCGTTCCTAGACTCTGCAATAGTGAGAAACTCTGTGGTGTCTTTAGCGAAACATTTGAACTATAGACCTAGATCAAAGAAAGCAGCCAGAGCAGTTGTAAATATTGAAATGATTCCAATTAACAGTGCTAGGGGTGGAGTTCCTGCATCTGCAACTGTGGCAGCCAACAAAGAGTATCTTCCTCCGGGAAAATCTTTCAGTGCTAGAGATGCGTTAGGTAAAACTGTAAACTTTGTTAACCTAGAGAATTACAGGTTCTCGGTTGTTGGTGGAAGATTTTTCATCAATAACGCTATTTTATATGAGGGTAATATACAGACATCTTCATTTGTAGTGAATGTAAAAGATGTTAATCAAAAGTTCATAATTGATGACGATGATATCGATATTGATACTCTATTTGTAAAAGTTCAAAGATCAGTTAGAGATACGACAGGCATAGAGGATGTTTGGTTTAGAGCGTTAGATGTTAATAAACTTGATGGAAATTCATTGGCATTTTTTGTACAGGAGGCAGAGGGAGGCAAATGGGAAATATATTTTGGTGATGGGATAGTTGGTAAAAATGTTGAAAATGGAAACTTGATATCAATAATTTATTTGCGAACTAATGGAACTCTCGGAAATGGAATAGGCAACACAGATACCGAGCAGAACAGAACATTTACAACAACAAATACAGATACATCACAGTACATAGTTTCAGTAGTCCGTGATGAAAATGGTAGACCATCTCCATCATTTGGTGGTTCTGAGCCAGAATCCATCAATTCAATCAAGTATTACGCTCCAAGAAACTATCAAGCACAAGATCGTGCGGTCACATCCACGGACTATCTCGTTTTACTTGCCAAAGAATATTCACTTAGATCAGAATCATTTTTAGTTTGGGGTGGTGAGGAAAATGATCCCCCGAATTACGGTAAGGTCTTTATTTCAGTCAAACCAAAGAATTCATCTAAGTTGTCTATAACTGAAAAACAAGCGATATCAAAAAGTATTTTGAGTCCTTTGAATGTTCTTACGGTTAAACCTGAGGTTGTAGATGCGGATGTAACATACATCAATCCCTCCGTAACAGTTTACTATGATCCGAGATTGACAACATCTTCAGCAGACAGTTTATCACAGGGAATAAGAGATAAGATAATAACATTTGGTGATATTAATTTAGACCAGTTTGGAAAAAATTTCAGACAGTCAAAGTTTAGTTCTTACATTGATGGGCTTGATGCATCTTTTAATAGCAGTAGCATTTCTTTACTTCTTGAAAAAAGGTTTGAGGTAAAATTCGGGCAGGCTCTTCCCTATAAAATTAAGTATGACAACAAACTGTTTCATCCAATTGATGGGTATCCTCCAATTATTAGTTCATCTGGATTTTTTCATTTAGATTTAACCGCCACATCATTAATTAAACCTACCGTAGTTGCATATTTTGATGACGATGGTTATGGAAATATTAGAATTTATAAGTTGATAGGTAGTGAAAGAGTATACTTAAAAAGAAAAGCCGGAACTGTCAATTATGAAACCGGTTTAATTGAGATTAAATCATTTACACCGTTAGGTATTCCTGATGGTACTGTTGAAATTAATATATTAGCCAAACCCGATAAGGGGGATATCTTTGTAAGAAGAAATCAAGTTCTAGTAATTAATACTGACAAGATAGATATTACAATGGTTCAGGAGAAATCGGTTATTGATAGAAAGGCAAGTGACACAGGATTCCCTTTCCTGACTTGATAGAAGATGTACGAAGATAAGTCTAAACAAATTTCTAATCTTGTAGCGGGAAGACTTCCTGAATTTGTTAGGGTCGATCATCCAACATTAGTTGCATTTCTTGAAACATATTATGAGTGGTTGCAAAAAAAAGAACGGGGCAAGCAAATTGTTAGCCCGATGCTTTTACAGGATATAATTGATGTAGATAAAAGTTTGGATGATTTTATCAGTCAATTCAAGAAAGAATATTTGTTCGATTTTCCCGAGCAGTTGGCTGTATCTAAAGAAACTGGAAATCCAGTTGATATCAGAAAACTAATTAAAAACATTAAATCATTTTATAGAGCAAAAGGTACAGAAAAGTCATACGAATTTTTGTTTAGAATTTTGTATGACACAGCAGTTGAATTTTATTATCCAAAGACCGATATTCTTCGGGTTTCTGATGGTAAGTGGTTACAGAAAACATCTATTAAAGTAACCAATACATTGAATGATCGTATATTTGAATCTATTGGTAGGATCATCTATCAGAAAAACGAATTAGGTCAGATAGTATCATCGGGGAAAGTCATTGATGTTTCGCTTTATCGTGAGGGGCAGAATGATGTCGCTGAATTAATAATTTCAGGCCGCAACGGCTCATTTACTCCTGGAAGCAAGGGTATAGATTTTAAAACTGAAAATGGAGAAACACTACATGAACTTAGAGTTTATGATGTGGTTGCATCTGTAACTATTTCGAACGGTGGATCTAACTACTCAGTTGGAGACAAAGTCTTTTTTACTTCTGCCGCAGGAGACAGCGGCGTTGGCGCACGGGGTTCTGTCTCACTTGTCGATGCCACAGGAAAAATTAGACGAATCAAAATTGAAAATTTTGGTATCAATTATCTCATCTCTCCAACAGTAAATGTGCAGTCTATTAGTGGTACGGGATTCGTTGGGGTTGCAAATACAGGAGCAATTTGTGAATATGAAGGGTACTACATAAATACTGATGGAAGAGTTAGTACCAATAAAGTCTTACAAGACAATCATTATTATCAAGATTATTCGTATGTTTTAAAAGCAGAAATTGTTATTGACGAATATCGTGAGTCAATCAGAAGACTTGTTCACCCTGCTGGTATGGCAATGTTTGGACAGGTTCTTATCAAACGCTGCGCCCGTGAAGATCTAGATCAATCATCCGCTTTAATTAAATTTGAAGTTCCTGTGATTGGTCACTACACACCGTACACATTCAATACATTTGACAACTTACCTGACTGGTTTTCTATTCCAGGAACAGGAGCATCATCGGGATATAATGTTCATGTTGGATACAATCCCGCCAAACACGACTCTTTAATACAAGCAATTGGTCTTTCGCCCGTTCCAAGACAAATCGGAAACCCAATAGCAAATATCATACCATTTGTTGAGGCTACAGGACCATCTTTTACTCCACTTGGTCTTACCGGTTACAAAACTGCCGATCCATTCTGGATCATTTATGAACATCCAAATAGGAAGATAAGCGACATAGTCATTGCACAAGTTTGGAAAAATCAAATAGATGATTTCACACAATGGCCTGAGTGGACCACTATAACGGGTGGCTCTCCTCCTGTAGGTTGGACTGCGGATTTTTATGGTGCATCGGGAACCTCTGCTGTTAACAAGAAATATGCTCTACTGAAATATAACGAATTATCTGCTTTTAGAAAAATAACTGCAAGAGCATTTTTTAATATGCCGATTGGTAATGAATTTGATTGCAGAACAGAGGATAGGATTAGATATGCGAAACCGATTGTTTCGTTGATATATCCACTAAACACACAAAGAGTTTTTACTCCTGGCAGATGTGAATTTAATGCTGGAATTTTGATTAGTAACTATGAAAATTTACCTAGATTTGGTGTTACTTCAGCAAGTAAAATAAGATTCACACTTTCAGGGTCAAAGAATGAAGTTAAAGTTATCAACATAAATGATAGAAACTGTTTGTTCCAGAATTTGACAGATGGTCCTTATTCATTGAAGGTTGAAGTTACCGATAGTAATGGGAAGGGAATACAAGGAATATCAGATACGGTGGTATTTGAGTTTTATTGTAGTGAACCAGTTTCACTTGGCGGTAGTGGCGGATCTGAGGATGCGGAAATTGACAGAATTATTTCTAGTATATCTGGACAAGCACAAGATCCGCTCGGGTTCATTTAAAGGAACACCAAATGGCTGAAATAAATGCATCATATATTAAAAGACAAATAGCCAAATTGGCATATCAAGATCCAAGGGGAGATGGATTTGAAAGGGTATTTCCAGATATACCTGTTGATCCTGGTGTAAACCAAGACTGTTGCGCCACAGACGGGGGAACAAATCCGATGGATATGCCCTGCGCTGGAATGTTTGTTTATATTTGGACTACACTCGTACCCGCATGTCTAAGAGAACAAAAAATAGTGGATGATCCTGCACCATTCCTACAGAACGATAGTGTTCAAGCATTTCAATTTTTACTTGCAGAGATGCAAAACTACTTAATCAAAAATCCGTCTTGGAGACCAGAAGATTTAAGTTTGTCTCCCGAAGATTTTGACCGTTATAATGATGCAAACGACGATTTTCCTGTAACAATCCCTCCACACCTATATTTGGGGGACTGGGACTGTGAAATTGATATTTGGAAAATTATACCATACAGCGATACAAATTTCGACTGGCCACGGGACGAGACTGGAGAACCAATTGGGCCAAATCTGCCAGGCGACCGTGCCAACAGAAAAATTAAACTACAGGAAATACTTCAGTGTTTTCGTAGATTTTATGCATCAGTTTTGGCGCAACAGGGCGAACACACTTTAAATTGGGATCTCAACAATCCATGTTGTTCTATTGCAAATTTGAATAAAATGATGACCATAATGAGACTTTTTGCTTGCCTCAGCACCATAACAGAGGGGAATATTCCTCACGCCGCCGGTGGAACTCGTATTATTTCAGATAAACTTAGACAAAAAATGATAAAATGTATAAATTGCATCGATAAGAAGTGTCAATTAGCGTAACTCTAAACAAATACTCGTACCAATAACAATCAAAGTTTTAACTCAAATTTGCTTTCTAAATAGGAATAGCCATGCCAAGTTGCGACCCATTTCGTCAAAACCACAGACGCTTCATAGCAGATACTATATTGGATGAATATAGTGATTTATCCGATGAGAATTTTTTTCTCTGTATTGGAAAGGTAACCCCTTGGGGAATAACAGGATCTGATTTTCCCCCACAGTCAGTAGATTCCGTTCAAGATGAGACAAACTTTTGGCGGAATCTTATAGCAGCAAAAAGAATAAACAAATCTGATTGTTCTATGCTTGTTAGACGAATAGATTGGAATCCAGGAGAGATATATCAACCATATAGAAATGACATAGATTTATTTGATGATGTTGAGCCTGCTAGGTTTTATGTCTTGGTAGACGAAGAGAGGGTTTATGTTTGTGTAGATAATAATCTTGGAAATCCCTCTACAGTTCCTCCAACTCACACGGACACGATTGTTCGTAAGTTGTCCGATGGGTATAGATGGAAGTTTCTCTATCAAGTACCTGAAAGCAAAAGAAAGTTTTTGACAAAATCTCGGACTGGAGCATTAGGTTATATTCCAGTTGAATTTGTAGAATTTCTTCGTGTAAATGATGATAGATTTTTGCAATGGGAAGTTCAAAATTCAGCAGTTGATGGCAAGATTGAATTTGCTTATATGGATGAAGCAGCAAAAGCATATTGGGTTAGTACATTATCATGCATACTTCCATCCAGTGCAAATTTAGTAACCTTGAACGCTGCTCCCGGTGCAACTACAGTTTATATTGCTGCTCCTGAGTTAACTCCTAATTCCGCTCTTTATAATGATATGATTATTTCATTTGACGGTGGACCCGGACAGGGACAGAGAAGACAGATTAAAGATTATACATGGCAGGGAACTTCCGCAAAAATTTTTATAGATCCTTTAGTTTTAGGTTTATCCGGTACATCCGATCCCAACAAACAATCATATTTTAGCATTCAACCGAGAATTACAGTCAGAGGTGATGGTAAAGCATATGAAAACATCAATAACCCTGACATAAAAACTGCCGATTTTCAAATCAAATTTGGGGAGACTGCAAACACAGACTTGGAATGTAGTGTTGTGTCACCAAGATATATTAAAAGTATTGAGATTGTAGATGGTGGAAAGAACTACACATTTGCCGAACTTGATATCCCTAAAGGATTAACTACATTAGTTTCTAACACACCATTTGAATATACAGATCTGAAAAAAGTTTTACACGCAGTTATACCGCCCCCCGGAGGTCATGGTGCTAATCCTCTCCGTGAACTTGGTGCAGCATCATTCATGATTGTTAAAAATTATGAAAGAGATGAAGACGGCAAAGTAGATACTGACAATGATTTTAGACAATTTGGTATTCTAAGAAATCCCATTTTGAGTGAGAAGCAAGTCAGAATTAAATTCAATCAGGCTGGCCTCAGCGGTTCGTTCACTGTTGGTGCAACTGCAATGCAGATGACTGGTGCGTATGGTGCGCCTTATGGTAAGGTAGTCGAGTGGTGTCCTGGATATTCAGGTGTAACGGCGACTAGTGAATTAGTTCTTACGAATATTCGTGGGGGCACATTTGCTGCGGGTGCTACAATGTCAGGACTTACCATTTTCGATGTTGTTACGAAAACTGTTGCTGGCTCTGAGGCGAGGCACTTATTAAATCTAACTCTGACACCTGAAAATGTAGAATTTTTATCTGTCGGTGGTGACTATAAGAGAAAGCATTTTGCACATGGGGTTGGAGATAGAAGGGTAAATATTCCACAGTCGAGAGCCTCCGGTGAAATTTGCAGTTGGCTTGCGTCTGGAGGAACACTTCTATATGGAACCTTGAAACTGGAAAATCCCAAAGGGAAATTCTACATCGGTGAAACAGTTCTTCAGACAGAACCATATTTCTCGGGATCTAATGGATCTACGGGCCAAGGTAAAATTTATGCAATTGACACAGAAGTTTGCTGTTCACCCGCAACATACGATTTAACCACTTCTTTAACACTTTATGGTGAGGGTTTCGAAAACGATACTTTCTATAAAGATTCTTTTGTCTCTTTCCTGACAGGATCAACAGAGGGTAATGGATATATTGTTGATTGGAATCCCGTTACCGGAGGAACAAGTGGTGTTCTTCGTCTTGCAGGGGTTCAGGGTGATATAGTTAAAGGTCAATTAATCGATTACACCACTTTAGGGGCATCAGGAACTACCGTTACCATAAGTGGGTCAGTTCTTTCGGTGGATCACTCGGGAGAACTTAAATATAGGTCTGGAGAAGTGCTATACATACAGAATATCAAACCTATACAAAGGGATTTGGAGCAGAGGGAAGAAATCAAACTTGTCATCGATTTCTAATAAGTAAGGTAAAAAATGCCATCATATATTCCAGAACTATTCAATACTGACCCTTATTACGATGATTTTAGCGAGAGCAAAAAGTTTCTTCGTATTATGTTTAGACCAGGATTTGGTGTTCAAGGTCGTGAACTAACCCAACTTCAAACAATCTTACAGAATCAGATTGAAAGATTCGGTAATCATGTCTTCGAAGAAGGGAGCATGGTTTTAGATGGTAAGATAACAGTTAATAGTTTGAGATTTGCCCGTGTTTCGGGGCTGTCGGGAACAAATGATGTTTCTGATTTTCTCGGTACGATAATTTCTGCTGGAGGCAAGGCTAAGGCTAAAATTGTTCATACTGAGAATGGGTACACGGCATCATCGATTGACAATATTCCAGTAGTATTTTTTGAATACTTAGAAGGCGGAACCGCTTTTGCTTGGGGCGATTACATTGGCGGAACGGCAGGAAATGGAACATATGTTGTCGCTAGCATTACAGGAGCAACATCAGGAGTTGTTCCTCCAACCGGAACGGCATTAGTTGTTTCTGTAGATAGCGGAGTTCGCTTCACAGAAGGATTTTTTGTACTGAATGATGCACAGTCTATCGGTGCTTATTCGCTTTCTGGTTCTGCTGGGTCTCAAGTTAGAATGTACGGATCGCCTACGACAAGAGTCGGTTTAAATGTCGTAAAGGGATTTGTTCAAGCGGAAGAAGATACATCGCTAAATGACCCCGCATTTGGATCTTACAATTACAACGCACCAGGCGCAGATAGATTCAAAATTGATCTCAATATAGTTCAATATGGATTTACTGCGGCAAATACAAGTGCAACTGACAACTTCTCACGAAAAGACTTCATAGAATTTTTACGATTAGTTAATGGGAGTCCAATTAAGATAGAGAAGTATCCTGATTACGCTGTTCTAGAGGATACATTAGCAAGAAGAACATATGACGAGTCTGGAAACTATACAGTTCGTCCATTTGAACTGAACATGGTAGATGGACCTGGCATCAGCGGTGATGGTGCTACCGCAAATCTTTTTGCAGATTTAGAACCAGGAAAAGCATATATTTTTGGATATGAGTTTGAAACTCAAGGAATAACAAGACTTCCTATCAATACAGCCAGAGATGCTGCACATGTCAGAACAATAACTGACAAATATTTCAATAGATCTTTAGGTCCATATTGCAGAGTTCAATTTACAAATATTGCAAGTTCTTTGACTGGAATTGCATTTGATGACGAGCAACTTGTCTATCTTGGTAGAGGCATTTCAGGTGCTGCAAGAGATCAGATAGGCACAGCAAGATTGCGTTGGATAGAACCTTATAGTGTTGCCAATAGTGTCTATAATTTACATCTTTTCAATGTTGAAATGTCTGGAACCGCATCGTTTGACGATGTGACTAGAATTCATCACGCATCTTCGGGGACAGCACATGCATTTTCAGTTACTGGAAATGATGGTTTAATCAACCTACAGAATAGTAATCTTCTGTTTGAATATCCAACGGGAACAAGAGGTAAAACAGTAACTGATGCTAATTATTCAATCGCAGGCTTCTTTGAAGTGACACTAGGGGCAGGAAACTTCCCCTCCGTCGGATCAAATGGTTCAAGAGGTGTTGTCAACATCACTGATTACACTGCAAGTGCGACTGATGTTGCATTCTCTGTTCCACAAGACTATACGGTTTTGCCAGATGAAGATGTCATGGCATTCACTAGAAGTGGATTGCCAATTGGTGGGACTGCCTACAGAAGAAATGACCAAGAACTTGATCTGACTTTAACGGGACCAGGAGTTATATCTGGAGAAAAGGTGTATATCGTAACATCAATCGATGTCCGTGCGCTTGATTACCCTGATCTTCGTAGAAATAAGACTGTCGTAACCGAAAATATTGGATTTACTGCTGCTGGCGGATTTACTGGAATATTTTCTGGATTAACAACAGATCAATACAATAACAGTGTTCTGTATCTTGCAGGAAAAGTGGATGTTTTTGATATCATATCTGTTACAGGAGTCAAAGACACAACAACACAACTAAAGCAATACTTCACATTTGACAATGGACAAAGAGATAATTTGTATGATTGGTCTAGACTGAGTTTATTGGCGGGAGTCACTGGAGTTACAGGTCCATTCCAAGCAACGATAAAGAGATATGAGAGATCTGGAAATCGTGGACCATTCATAGTTGATTCCTATCCTTCTCCATACTCTGATATTCCAAAATATTCTAGTAGAACAACTGGAAAGATATATGATCTAGCAGATGTGATCGACTTTAGACCTGATCGTGGTTCAAGTGGTAATGTCGTTGGTTATCCTTGGTTCCCAATCAATACTGCTGCAAACGATCAACTTTTCTCGTATCAACACTATCTTCCAAGAACAGACAAAATTGTTTTGAATAGAGATAGAACATTCTCAGTAATTAGTGGAGTTCCGAGTCTTGATGCTCAATCTCCACCTGATGATCCGAATGCAATGACACTCTACTCAGTTACGGTGAATCCATATACATTCGATAAGAAAGATGTGTCTATTAGATTCGTGGAAAATAAGCGTTACACGATGCGTGATATCGGTGAACTGGAAAAGAGAATAGAAGCAGTAGAATACTATACAACATTGACGCTTCTTGAACAAGAGGCAAAATCCATATCGATTGTCGATGACAGCAATATTGAAATTCCTAAGAAGGGTATTTTAGTCGATCAATTCAAGGGACACAATATTGGTGATGTCACCAACTCAATGTATGCTGCATCTGTAGATTTTGAGAAGAATGAACTTCGTCCTCCATTTGTTTCTCGGGTTTTTGCGCTCACGGGGCCATCAGAAATCTCAGGACTGACAACTTCGGGTGACGGAATCGTGACTTTGAACTATACGACACAGGCAGAAATAGTTCAGCCTCTCACTACAAGAACATATACAATTAACCCATCAAATGTTTTCAATTACCTTGGCTCTCTGATGCTGTCTCCTTCTTGTGATTTCTGGTTTGACACAGGAATTACTCCATCAGTAAAGGTCAATGTTGATGGTGAAAATGATGCTTGGCAATCAGGCGATGGTTTCGGTACACAATGGAACGATTGGGAATCAATTTGGTATGGTCGTGAAGTTGCTAATGAGGTCAATACAAAACAAAATATTGTTGACACGAAGAATTCAGTGGTTGCAGGAACTAAAGGTCTCAGTTTAGGAAACACATTTAAGTCTGGTGTTCCCGAAGGGATAAAGAGAAAGTCTATCTCTAAAGTCATCCGAAAAGATGTCGTTCCTTATATGCGAGACAAAACAATAACAATGAATGCGTATGGCCTAAAGCCAAATACTAAATTCTATGTGTTTGTTGATGATGTTGATATCACAGCATATTGCACAGGTGGTTCACAAATCACAAGTGAAAAGGGTGAGATCAGTAATCTGAAATATATTATGAGTCAGGATGTGGAAAATGAGTTCTTAACTGGCCGTAGAGTTTTCAGAATCACCGACAGTAGTACTAATACTGTCTCTGAGACAACTATGGCCGCTGACGCTATTTTCAATTCATCGGGAAGTATTGATACTTTACCCGAAGATGAGATACTCTCAACTCGCTCTGCTATTGTTCGTCGTAGATCGACAAAGTCGAATAAAATTCAGTCTAACTTGACAGAGTTATTATCTACAGATTTCTTCGGTTATACCGAGCCAATGAGCCAGACTTTCTTTGTGGATCCTGTTAAGTATCCCGATGGTGTGTTTGTGAAAACCGTTGGCGTTGCATTTGCAGGAAAAGATAGTGATCCAAATTCTGCGATTACTCTTATGATAAAGCCAACCCAAAGTGGATATCCACACCCCTCAAAGGTGATGCCATTTGGACAAAGGACTCTGTATTCTTCAAGTATTACAACAACGGAAGACGGATCTACAGAAACAACATTCGATTTCTCAAGTCCAGTTTATCTTCTTCCGGGTAGAGAGTATGCAATTGCTATTGCAACGAATAGTAGTGATTATATTGTTTTCGGTGCGTCTATCGGTAGTGATCTAATTCGTCTTAGTGAAGGTGACCCAATACAAAAGGCAACTAAACAACCCGCAATACGCAGCATATTCTTGCCGCAAAATACAGGCAGTCTTTCGAAGAAAGAAACAGATTCCTTAAAATTCTCAGTATATCTTTGCAAATTCTCGCCGCAGTCTGGATATGTGAAATACGAAAATAATCATGAATCTTATGGATCTGACACTAAGTTCGATCTCATGAGAATCAATATGAACTATATTTCACCATCAAACACTTCGACCACATTTAGTGAAAGAGGGTTGTTAGGTGACATTGGCGGTTCTTTCATCGCTGCTCAAGCAAATAAAAATTTGAATCGTCCAACTACAAGATCAACGAGAAACATGGGGACAGGTAAATTCTCAGAAGTTAGAGCAAATATGATCGGAAATGCTTATGTTTCTCCTTCTCTTGATGTGGAAACATCGCACTATCTTGTAGTTGAAAATAAAGTAAATAATAACTTCGTTGTCGCTACCAATCGTGAATTGTTCCCTAATAATCTGGGCGCAACAGCACCTAGCGAAGCAAGATACATCACTAAACAAGTAACTCTTGAGCCAGGATTTGAGGCAACAAATGTTCATGTTCAGATGTCTCTCTGTAATCCATACGATTCATCTATTCAGGTGTTTGTGAGACCACTTCCTGTTGGGGAAGGTGATTTTAGTAGTATTGGTTACACTCAATTGAATACTACTGACTCAGGATATTCACAAAATTCTGATGAGTTCAGAGAAGTGCTTTATACGAGTGACGGATTGGGACTCTCTAAATTTAGGGCGTTCGCCATAAAGATTGTAATGTATTCGTCATGCACATCGACTTTACCAAGCGATCCGAGATCTCTACCAAGAATTAGAAATCTAAGATTGGTGGCTACATGAAAGTACCCGTTAAAAATAACAAAATGGTTCGGGATACAAAAACCAATGCCATTCTCTCAGTCGATATTGATGCCATTAAGGCATACGAAGAGAAGAGAAGAAAGATTCAGACCGAAAGAGATAGACTAAATAGGCTAGAACTAGAGGTATTGGAACTTCGTTCCATCATAGATCAATTAAGGAATAAGCCATAATGTCCTGCACATGTACCGGCAACTGCGACCTAATTAATATTTCAAATTTAGTCCTATCGGACACATTTCATACATGGTACGATAGAACAAATGAGATAATTGATGCTATAAATCCACTACAAATCTATGATGTTAATGTTGGGCAAACTGATGGTGGTTTGACTTTAAATTCAACTTGCGTGAATGGTGACACAAACGGTGTCATTACTTTGAAAGTATGGCCTGGACCCGGAATTGGTGTCGGTACAACATTAACTCCAAATTACTATCTAAACCACACGATGATAGATGTGTCAAACATGTTGACACTCGGCGTGACGGGTTTCTCAGATGCGATTGTAGCAAATAGATCACTAACATCATTCCCGAACATAAACGACTGGTTTATAGTCAGTGATACTCTTGATAATAGACTTGGTTCGGGTGCAGGAACTCCTAAGAGAATTAGCGCACAGCACATTCTGCCCCCAACTGTCTATTTGCCTCCTGGATTTCAATTCAATGGTAATGTCAGTATAAATGGAAATTTGAGTGTTCAAGGTACTGCATCAAATGTCGATTCAAATGATCTTCGTATAGAAGATAAAGTAATTGAACTTGCATACCATAGAATCGTTGCTATCGATGTCACTGGTCCAACATATGGGGGATTCCCCGCACAAGGTGCTACCTTCTATTATTATGATCCTGGAGTGACTAATCCAACTGATTACACCACTAGTGGTCAAGTTAGTGAAGTAAATTTCTATCCATCGTTTACAACACTAAAATTACATAACTTTGTTTTTGGTGGAGTAAATGATATTGTATCGGGAGGCAGTATCAGCATCACGGGAACTGTTCTTGATTTCTCAATGATTGCTGGACCAACTACTACTGAAAATTTCTATGGTGATATTGAGTTGGATGAAGCGGGGATAAGAGTTCGTGGTTCGGATAGTGATAAACACTTCATATGGGTTTATGAGCAAGGACCATATCAAGAAGTAGTGAATACATTCATGGCAGACACCAATCTTGGTGTCAGCGGCACAGATTTACACATTTATTCTTCAAGATTTAAGGCATTTGGTTACTACGACCCAGATGTTGCGGCTTACAAAGATGATTATAATGATAAGTTCCATTTCATCGGCCATGAAGGAGCAAATACTTCAATAAGACTCGGTGGATTGGGTACAGGAGGATCTTTAGATGCTCCGTATGGATATTGGGGTATTACAAGATATAACTACGGTTCTACGGGTTCACAGCAGCCTCTTGTATTCTCTTTCAAACAGAGTTTAAATCACGGGGAACAAGACAAATTCACGATTTGGTCGGGAGCATCGGGTCCACAATATCCTTACATCACAGGACCAACGGGACAAAGTGATAATGCAATAGACCATTTTGCACAAAGACTGAATGTCGATTTCTTAGATGGTGCACACGGCACTACGATGCCAACGCCATTCAGCATTCCTGTTGCAAGAGCAAGTGGAACGATTGATCCAGGCTGGATTGACTTCGATAATTCATCAATCGGTAAGTGTTACTCTGTAACTGCTCATAGTTTTGTAATTGGTGATGTTGTAAGACTTGATCCGGATAATTTAACAATAACTGGTGCGATTGCAACGAGTCCTGAAAATGCAGAAGTATTGGGTATCGTTAGTAGAGTTGTGAATGCTAATAATTTCTGTGTTACGACTAAAGGATACATATCAGGTCTTACTGGTACTGCATCTTCAAGAATCGCATCGATTCTTCCATTGGCACCCGGAAATGCATACTTTTTGAGTGCAGACAATGTTCGTGGAATGATTGCTGATCCTGATGGTGGGGCAAGTCAACTCCAACTTGGTGAAATTCGTAAGCCACTTATAGTTGCACTCGGTCCAGATAGTGCCTATGTTCACAATTATCTTGGTGCTGTATTTGGTGGAATTCCAAGTGGAGGCGGTGCAGGCGCAACAGGAACGCTGAGTGATGTTGTTGATATTCAAGGTCTGATGCCGGTAGGGATCATACAGCCTTTTAGTGGAGAAATTGAATATATTCCATCAGGGTGGTTGCTATGTGATGGTAGAAGACTCGAAAAATCATTGTGGACAGAACTGCATACCGCTATTGGGCAGAAGTTCTATGCTGATGGGACATTGAATAGTTCTTATAACCCTAATGTTGGGGGTAATGTTCCGATAGATATTGCAGGATGGAATCGTGGACTTTTAGTGAATGATGCAGTTACTGTCGAGGCAACTGTAGGTGGAGTCCTGAGAGAATCGGACACATTTGTTACATCTGTAAATGGAACAACTGTAAGTTTTGACGAAAACACATTTGCATATGAAACTTTCAATGGAGCAACTTCGTTTAGAATTAGAGGTAGACTAAAGACTCCATCTGAAAGTTATACAAGCGTTTTCTTTATTCCCGACTTACGCCGTAGAATTCTTGTTGGTGCAACTAAAGGTCTGACAGGTTCCCTTACACCGAGTATTTCTGTCGGTGATATTGGTGGAACGAATCAAGTTACTCTGTCTGCTGCAAATATTCCACCGCATGAGCATAGACTAACATCTGCATCTATCAATACTGGTTTAGACGCTGAAATCGGAGTTGGTTTTGGTCAACCAACTTCGGACAGTACTGTTGATACTTACTTTACTGCCCGTGGCCCTCTAGGGGTAAGTACAGCACAGCCATTCGATAACATGCAAGAGTATGTTACTGTTCATTGGATTATTCGTGCACAGAAGGGTCTTAGTGCAATTATCCTTACAGGACATAATCATGATGATCGTTATGTTCGCTACGATAGTTCACAGACAGTCACATCCTCACAAAGAAATACATTTAGATCAAATGCACATGTTTTGAGTGATGGATCTGACGGTGGGGCAACATTCGCAAATAGACTCACCATAACAGGTGGTGCCGTCATAGGTGACAATGGTTCTTCACTATTGATTGTTCGATCAGGAGCCTCATTTGGCGGCGGTGCGACATTTAATGATGTCAGTATAGTGAAATATCCGTTCTCATCGGGTGGGTTGACTCACAAGGGAGTCATCAGTTCTGACAATATCAGTAACTATACAAGATGGTCTATTCGTGGAAATCCATATTCTGAAGCATCAAATGGATATGGTGATCTTCTAGTTGAAAGTGGTTGGTCTGGTTCTTCTTGGAACACACTTTCAACTGTTATTGCACCTATGAGTCAGGCTGCGATTAAAGTTCGTGGCGGAACCATTGGTACTTCTTCCATTGCAATTTTCAATGACAACGCTCTTGGTGCAACTAATGATGCTTGCTCTCTTTTAATGTATGGGAAGGGAACTGCATCTGACGATGTAAATGAGGTAAAGTTCTCCTCTGGAATTAGAGGCAGAATTGATCGTGCAGAAACTTCAAGTACGATTACTAGGAAATTTAGTATTGTTCTTGGTGGTGGATCTTCGCCAAATGCCGCAGAAGATGTTTTCACTTTCACAAGAAAGGATAGTACACCTGCAACTGTTGACATTAACATTCCTAAGGGACTTGCTACTATAACTAGCCCGTCATCTTATGTTGTTCTTGATTCAAATAACAATTTGAAGAAAGTTACCACAGTAGTAAGTGCACCAAATATACCAGGAGCCTCTAATACGCTGACAGGTGCTGCATCATTTGACAGTAGACATTTCCAAATCGGTTCTACGGGACATGTGGTCAGTAAGATTACGGTTAATGGGCAAATTCCTGATAGTGATGGAAATATTACTATTGATATACCAACACCAACAACATCATTTGGTGTTAAGGCACACGGTTCATATCAATTAAATGGGAGTACTATTAGTACGATAGTATCGGGGAATCTTTCATTCAGTATACCTACTGGTGGTCAAATTGGAAGAGTGCGATGTACATTCACCACGCCTATGACTAATACTAATTACACTGTAGTTGTAACTCCTCTCCGTCCGGCTAATTGGGGATCTTCACAAATTGTTAATTCAGCCATGGGAGTTTGGCAAGGATCTAAGACAATAACTCATTTTGATTTGATTGCAGATTCAACTTTTAGTCCAGGACCAAATTCATCCGAAGTGGTGGTTATAGGATAAGTTATGGCAATATCGATCAACAGAGACATGGATCAAGGATCAGACTTTTCTTTCTCTTATATTGTAAGAGGAAGTGACGGGTCTCCCACGGACATTTCAATAGGTTATACAGCATATTCACAGATGCGTAGATTTTACTCGTCAACAACGGGAGTCAATTTAACCACATCAATAACAGGATCTACGGGCAATATTATAGTTTCTATGTCAGCAACAAATACTGCAAACATAAAGGCAGGAGTTTGGTTTTATGATGTGGAATTACATTCGAATGGCAGTGAAAATGTCCAAAGAGTAGTTCAAGGAATGATAACTGTTTATCCAGAAATTACGAAAATTTCTTGAACATCTTATATCATCTCATAATCGATTGCTAAATAGTTCAGACTCAACAGTTCATAATGGAGATTAAAATGGCTGAAACAGCGATTCTTGAGCCTACGATTCAAAACACGCAAACTAAGACGAATAAGAGCGGAATTCCTACGGTCAACCTTTGCATGATTGTAAAGGACGAGGCACATGTCATCGAAAGATGTCTTGCTTCCGTTCTTCCTGTGATCGATTATTGGGTTATTGTTGATACAGGTTCAACTGACGGAACGCAGCAAAGAATTAAGGATTTCTTTGATCGAAATGGCATCCCCGGTGAACTACACCAAAGCACTTGGACAGATTTCGGAACGAATAGAAGCGAGGCTCTAGAGTACGCCCAAAAGACAGGGCACGACTATAGCCTCATGATTGATGCAGACGAGATTCTTGTTTTCGATCCTGGCTTTGATCCACAGACTTTCAAGAAGGGTCTAACTGCTGATCTCTACAATGTGTTTGCAATGTTTGGACAGACTAAGTACCATCGTCCACAATTGACAAGCAATCACAAGAAATTCTACTACCGTGGAATTCTTCATGAGTATGTTGATTGCCATGATCAGATCTCAACTAGAGATTTTGCCCGTGGATTTATCAATACTCCAATTCAAGATGGTAATAGATCTAAATCTGCTGATAAGTATGAGAAAGATGCAAGAGTATTTGAGGCAGCACTTGAATCAGGTAAGGTCGATGAGAAGGATCTAAACCGATATCATTTCTATCTTGCTCAGTCATACCGTGATTCGCAGCAGTGGGAAAAGTCACTTTCTGCATACTTGAAGAGAGCAGAACTTGGTGGTTGGAATGAAGAAGTTTTCTACTCGTACTATCAGGCGGGTAGAATCATGGAAATTCTCAACAAGTCATTCGATGAAATCGTCAAGACATATTTCCAAGCCTACCAGGCTGCCCCTTGGAGAGCAGAGAGCCTATGGGCTGCTGCTAGACTCTGTCGGACATACTGCCGCTGGGATCAGGCTTATCGCTTCGCCAAGCAGGCATTAAAGATTCGATATCCTGAAGGTGCTTTGTTTGTTGGTCAAGGTATCTACGAGTGGGCAATCCTTGATGAATTTGCTATTTCATCATATTGGACTGAGCATTATCGTGAATCTCGTCTAGCATCAATGCAACTTTTAAATGATGGTAAGTTCCCGCAAGACCAGAAAGAAAGAATTGAAGCAAACCTCAAGTTCGCCACGGAGGCTCTGTTAACAGAGCCAAATGGGTGATACTTGGTGGACTGAGTAGTTTGCTGTCTAAATAGTCAAGTTACATAAGGACTAACGGATGGCATTTAGCGCACTACCAATTCAAGGGGGCGGATCCAGTGACGGACGCTCCATCAGAAACACTATCACGCAAGTCGGCCACTCCTTTCAGCCAGGAATGGTTGTCAGGCGTGATAGTGCTACTGGTTTATATGTTGTTGCCAGAGCAAATACTATAGCAAACTCAAACTCATGCGGTATAGTTGAGTCTGTTACTGCAAACACATTTGTTCTTGTTTACCAGGGAGAAATGGATTTTGGTTCTGCTACAATATCAATTGATGACGGTTCGACTAGTTTAACAAATGGTTTTGTGTACTATCTTTCACCTGGTAGTGGTACACAGGGCTATCTGACACCTACTGCACCTACTGATCAGTCAGCAATTTATCATCCTCTTTTTGTAGCAACTGCAAATAAAAACGGATTAGTAATTAATGCATTACCTAGACCAGGTGGTGGCGGTGGAGAAGGATCTTCTCTTTTCACACCTGTCGGCTCTATAATTTCTTGGGGCGGCAAGGCAAATGAAGTTCCTCAAAATTGGATGTTGTGTGCTGGTGATGCACTAGGCAAGAGCGAATATTCTACGCTTTATAGCAAGATAGGCGATTCATATAAGATAATTGGTTTGGAAAATGCAATTTCAACTGGAGTAACGGCTAATGATAGACTCAGTTTGAAGTTCATTGAGGAACTTGAAGATAAACCAGCAGCGGGTCCGGGAAGCAGTAATATACACAATATTGTTGTCGGATCAAAATATAAACTGAGTTGGAATGCAGATGACAGCATTGTTGTTGCAGATGTTGTTGCCATTGATGACCCCAATAAAACTGTTACATTTAGATATATCAATGACCATCCAGATACTACAACCGCTCACACATCAACTCGTTTTGGTGATTTGAGCGGTGGAGTCGTATCAACAATTACAGTTCAATCTCTAGCACATGGAGAAGTGACTGGAATTACTAGTGACTATTTCTTCGTTCCTGATCTTCGTGCTAGAACCATATTCGGAGTAGGATCAAGTGTTGGATTGACTTCAACGGGATTTAGTCGTGGTGACATTGCAGGATCTCAAACGCATCTTCTTACAGAAGATGAAATGCCGAGTCACTCACACGACAGTAAAGTCACCTCTACTACCACATCAGCAGGATCATACTATTTAAATGTTGCCGCAGGACAACCCACACAAGCCGCTACATTCCAATCAACTTTAGCATCTTCAGAAGTAACAGGTAGTGATGATGCGTTTAGCATCTTGCCACCTTATGTTTCTTGTAATTGGATTATTCGTTGGAAAAATCCTGGCGGGATTTTGATAGATGAATGTCTTCCTGGTCCAACCGGTCCAATGGGAAATACAGGTAATACTGGCCCAACAGGACCGCCCGGCCCTCCAGGACCGGGTGGCGGCGGTGGACCTCCTGGTCCTCCTGGTGAAAATGGCAGCAATGGTCCTCCTGGTCCTCCAGGTGAGGCATGTCCCTGCGAAGCAACAGAAGGGGCTTTCCTTGAGACATCAGTTTTCGTTGGAGAAAACACGATTTATGATGGCAGCAGAATTCCTCCTGTAACATCTACTACACTATCTCGTCTCTCGGGATCCGTTAATCATCCTACTAATTGGAATTATTTTACAGATAGACTAACGAACAACAACACACCCTTCTCTCAATTCTTCAATGGGGTTCAGCATTTCAATGAAATCAATCCGCAAGAACCTGCTGACCTAACACAACTTGAAAGTTCATATAGATCTGTTTTCGCTATGCCAACTCGGTATCAGGAAAGAGATATAAGTAGCACAACCAATTTAATACTGGTTGAGGAAAGAAAAGACGAAAACTCAAAGCAAATGAATTTCGTCTTCTTGCCCGGTGTCTATGAGATGGACAAACCCTTCTCAGTATTCGGGACGAGAAAAATAGCAATTGGCGGTGGGCCTGGATCCGTTGTTGAAATCCCGATAAGTCAAGTTGGAATTGATTATGCTTATTCTGCCACAGGTGCTACGGAAAACAATCGTTTCTACTTGAAGTGTCTTGCTAGTACAACCGGACACGCAAACCCATTAGTTGCAACGGGAAATTATGCACTCATTGAAGGTAGACACTTGAGATTCACAAATGTTGTTCCTTTAGGTTACACTGCGGGAACTTCGGTTGGTGGATACACCGGAGCATCGGGAGCAACATTCGGTTTCTTGACTTCTTTACTTGGTTCTTATCCTTGCGTTCTCAATGGATGGGCTACAGGGGGATCGAAGAATTCAAGTTTCACCCTTGAAGTTCCACACAATCCTGTCACTGTGATTGCAACAACTGGTGCTTCACTTCCTCCACTTGGAGTTCCTTATGGGGCAACATTTGGTACAGGTGCAGGACAAGCATCTGGATTGTCAGCAATGACAATCATGAAAACCATTTTCCATGTGAATAATGATAATGGATTCTTGGTTGCAGATAGAAACACAAATGTTTATATCGGTGGTGGATCAGATACTTTCAATCTCCAACCAATCATGATTGTAAATATTGCGGACCCTGACACAAATGTTGAAGGGAATAGTAAAATAACATCTAATTCAGTTGGAATTCAGTCCGCAGGTAATGTGTTTATTGCTGACAGAGTGGGGATTTATGGGTTCCCGACAGCGGTTCATATAACTGATACCGGAAGAGCAGTTATAAACAAAGCATCTTTTGTAGGTAATTATTCTGCTATTGCATCTGATGGTGGATCTTTATCTGTGAAGGGAGCAATCGTAAATAGAAACGAATTTGGTGTTTCACTTGCATCGGGAGCAAAAGCAGAAATAAAGGATAGTACTGTTTTTGCTAGAAATGGTGTAGCAATAGTTGCGAATAGTTCAAGAGTATTCTTAGATGATCCGTCTAAAGATAGTGCTGCCATTATTCGTTCTTCGCCTGCTCTTGTTGCCTTCAACTCAAGTATTAGAGTTGGAAACATAGTTGCTGATGCACCAGTTTCTTGGTTAGGGGCATCGGGACACTCAGGAGGCACAGCACAAGTTTCGGGATCAGGAACATTGCGTCCGAATGAGCCTGGAGTTTCACCGAAAGATTATGCGATATTTGCCTCTGGATGTGATTTCACATATCACGATCCGAGTCTTTACGGAGGGAAATCTCAGATCCCAACAATCTCTGCGGTCGCATCGGATATTTCTGTTAAAGCAACATCAAGGGATGTTGCCGCCGCAACCATAATTTCTCAAAGGTCTTTCATTAATTTTGACTCAAGTAGTGTGAACACTACGAGTGCTAGATCCGGACCAAAGAGTACAACTAATATATTCTCAGATAAGTCAACATATTCTCCACCTAAGGTTTAACGCATGGCATCTTTCAAACAAATCGGCAATAAAATATTCATAGATGGGTTGGAGATTCCATTTGAAGTTTTTAAAATTCTTGAGCCAAACTATAACCCTCAGTCGGGTATGGAGGCTTTGAATTATAATGGTGAAGTTTTGGTAGTTCGCACAAATGGAATAACAAGCACTATTAGTGGAAAATGGAAAGACGGTGAGAGATACATTCAAAGGAAGAAAGATTTTATTTCTCTCCTAGGAATGCTCCGAAAAGAAGACAGCGAGGTTAACGAAGAAGTAAATGCAATTACTGATCCTTCTGGATGTAGGAAAAACGCATTTCCGAACATTGATGAACTCGTAGTCGCTCTATGGGAACACATAGTTGAAAAAAAGAGCCTAAATGATTCTGGAATAGATGAACTTCAGATGAAGAGGATTAGTGTAAAGGATAAATACCCTCTGAAGGAGACATCGAATGCCAGCGATAAACTCACGGGAGAAACTGAAGGATTACTGCCTAAGGGCACTCGGCGCACCCGTAGTCGAAATAAACATAGCGGATGAACAAATTGAAGATCGTCTTGATGACGCTCTCCGCTTCTTCTCCGAATACCATTTCGATGGTGTTGAAAAAGTATACCTGAAATATCAGGTTACTGCTACTGATATCACTCGGGGATATATTGAACTCAAGGCAACAAATAGAAAAGAAATCGGTGGCGGATTAGAAAACGCAGATGCCATATTTGACGCTACTGAAGAAGGTAGAACTGATGAAGATGTCTTGGTCGAAAACCTCATAACGAGTGTAACTAGAATATTCCCATTCACTCAGCAGTCGGTCGGCATGTTCGATATTAGATATCAATATGCACTAAATGATCTTTATACATTTGGAACGATTGATTTAGTTCAATACGATCTAACCCAACAGTACCTCACACTCCTCAGACAATATTTGTCTCCAGACAAGAGTGTTAGATTTAATAGAGTTCAAAATCGTCTTTACATAGACATGAATTGGTCTCAGCAAGTTGCACCAGGATCTTATTTGATTATAGAGTGCTACAGAATATTAGACCCAAGAATTTACCCTGAAATTTATGAAGACAGACTGTTGAAGAGGTATGCAACAGCACTAATGAAAAAGCAATGGGGCGTTAATCTCAGTAAATATAGCGGAGTCAAATTACCCGGTGATATTACTTTGAGAGGAACTGAGATAGCCCAAGAAGCAACAACAGAAATTGAAAATCTTGAAAAAGAAATCATTTCGAAGTACGAACTACCAGCAGATTTTATGATGGGATAAAATGGCACTTAATCCATACATCAGACTCAACAATCAAAACTATCTTCCAGAACAAAATCTGGTTGAGGATCTTACCATTGAAGCAATTAAAATTCATGGTATGGAGATGTATTATATTCCAAGAAGTTTGGTTAAGCGAGATGATTTATTTGGAGAGTCTCGGTATTCCAAATTCAATACCTTCAAAATGATAGAAATGTACATGGATACAACACAAGCGTTTGAAGGTGGAGACACATTCACTAAATTTGGATTTGAAGTCCGTGATAGTGTCAAGTTTACAGTATCAAGAAAAAGATTCATCAGAGAAACAGGAATGCAAAGACCTTTAGAAGGTGATTTGTTATTCTTACCTCTTAATCGTGGATTATTTGAGATCAAATTTGTTGAACACGAAAACCCGTTTTATCAATTGGGAAAATTATTTTCTTACCAATTGACATGTGAACTATTCCAGTACAGTGAGGAAGAATTCAATACGGGTGTAAATGAAATAGATGCGATCAACGATGAAACTGGATACAAGGTTGAACTTACCTTGGGGGGTGTCTATGGAACAGGATCTTTCGCAAAAGGCGACATCGTATATCAATACCAAGACGGTCAAACTACGGGAGGATATGAGGGAGAAACTGCACGGGCGAAAGTTTACCTATACGACAGCGGAGGGGCTGCGCCGATACTTTCTCTTACCGATGTTTCTGGCAAGTGGTTGTATAGCACAAGTTCGTCATTGAAGTATCTTGTGAATAAAGACAATTCACTATACGCAGAGGTCTTTGGTATTAATGATAAGATGGGTATAGGGAATGAGGCTAAAAATAATGAGATTGAAAACGAATCGTTGGATGTTTTGAACTTTGATGAGAACAATCCGTTCGGAGAATTATTTTAATGACTGACTATTATTACCACAGCACGATTAGAAAAGTTGTAGTTGCTTTCGCATCTCTGTTCAATGACATTTATATTTCTAGAAAAGATGAAGATGGCAAAGAAATTGAACGATTTAGAGTTCCAATTGCTTATGGACCAAAACAAAAATTTCTTGCGAGATTAGATAAACTTGGGACTAATTTTGATCAGTCAGTCAAATTGGAAACTTATCTTCCGAGATTATCATTTGAAATATCAAATTTACAATACGATTCATCAAGGAAGTTAAACACAATCCAAAAGACAATAGGGATTGGTTCAGACAATCAACCATACGCTCGTTATGAACGAGTTCCATACAACATATCATTTACCTTGAGTATAATGTCAAAAACTATGGATGATAATTTACAGATAATGGAACAGATACTTCCGATGTTTGGTCCCGAATTTACATTCACAATCAAAGCAATTGACCCGACAGACATGGATGTGGATATTCCTTTAGTTTTTTCTTCATCTACTCTCAGCGATGGAGATGATGGTAGTTACGGAGATTATGGTACAAGGAAGATCACGGTATCAAACATACAATTTGTGGCTAAGATGTATCTTTATGGTCCTGTGGCAAAACAGAAAATAATCACTGAAACTGATATTAGATTAATTGATTCTAAATTTATAGATTCAATGTTAGACCCGCCACCAACATATTCTACCATTAATGCAATACCGATGGTTGGAGTTGATGCACAAGAGTATAATCCGAATGCTGGACTAGGAGCAACTAATGGAGCAGAAATTTCTATAGTCGGAGGAGATTATGGGGAAACCATATATCTTGCGCCGTCACTATTTGGAATATCCTCTTTCCGCATGGACGAAAGACAATTTGAATCCCCTACTATAGGTGTTTGGGATAAAATTTCACAAACGATGGCAAATTCTTATGATGTTTGGAATGTTCGAAGAGGATACAGGATATCTGCATCTGTTGTTGGAAATCCTAGTTCCAAAGAATGGAGAAATTGGTTTATTTTTGCCTGTCAAGTTTTTGGTTTAAAACCAAGTGGATATGATGAATTATATCCACCAAATGGGAAACTAATCGATCTACCACCAGCAGACTTGAATTTAATACCTGTTTCTTCGTCTTTAGATTGTAATAATCAAACTGTAGAGTGTTTTGAGTGCGAACAATATTGGAACAAGTATTTCGCCTCAACAGTCAACACGGTCAACACGAATAGAATGCTGATAGATCCACAAACTCTTCCACCTGGACCACCAGGAGAAACTGGAAGTTGGTATGGACCAGAATTTGTTGATCCTGCTCGGTTAGATGATATATTTCCGACTGATCTTCCTAATTTTCCTGATGAGGAATGGGCAACTCCACTTGGAACCATACCTAAATTTCCATGCTCATTCCCATCAGAATTACCAGAGGGACCACATCATCCTAGTCATGATTTCTGGCCTGTTCCACCCGCAGAACTTGTAGCAGCATGTTGTAATGCTGAGATGCAAGATGACCCTACTACATATCCATGTAGAGGAAGACCATTTGGTGTTTATGGTACGCCTGGCGCACCTTGTATTCTATTATCGCAATGGTGGACTAATTGGCTTGTAAGATTGAACGACTTAAAAGAACAATATGTCGATAGGGCAAATCCTGCACTTTTAAATAGAAGATCAAAGTTAGTTCCCGCTTGGATTGTCGATGAGGGATATGTTCCATATGTACCGGCTGATCCAACTATTCCTCTAGAGGATCTTGAGCGAAAATACAATTTGTGTAGAGCCTCACGAGGACCACTTATAGATTGTTTTGAGAGTTATCCAAATGATCCTGATCGGCCATATCGTCAGCCCGATGTTGGCGATCCAGAATTAGTTCCACTTACACCTCATTGGTGGGATTTTTGGAATGGGAGAATACGAGAATATAATAGAAGAATAAGAGAAGGTAATCCGTGTCCTTACCCTCTTGAATTGCCAGTCTTGAACTATGTGTGGTTTGCTAGAATGACAACCATAATTTCTCGGTTTTGCACCAGTCCTGAGTTTGCGGCTGGGCGTGGACCCTCGCCTTGTGGATTTATGATACAATGTCCTAGTGGATTAATGACTTTTTCTCCTCATGGATTTAGACCCGATGGAGTGTCACCACTAACACCAAATGGATGGGGATTAGATGGCATTCCACAGCCAGAGGAATTCTGGAAACCTTGGAGGTATTATCCTGCAAATCAAAATGGTTGTTTCTTGTGGGTTCAACCGACTCTGACTAATTGCAATACGCTTCCAAATGGCGACTGTCTGTGCCTTAATCCTGAAAATAATGTTTATAGTGTAGTTCCAAAAGACTTTTGTGGCGGCGCACAACCACAATTAAATCCACAATGAGAAAGAGTAATTATGTTGAATTCGAACGATAAAATTTCAGAGGAATTGAATATTGCACCTGAATATAGAGAAGAAGTCAATGGATCTGATTCAAGGCAGATAGAAATATCAGGTAAAACTTACAAACCAAATGAAGCCGATGACGATTACAATGAAGTCAGAAGAAATCTGAAGGTTGTGATTGAGCAATCCAATAGTGCTATACAGGGGATTCTTGAATTGGCTGAGGACAGTCAGCAACCTAGAGCATATGAAGTTGTTGCACAATTAATTGGACAGACTCTAGAGGCAAATACACGACTCATCGACTTGCATCGTCGCATGAGAGATATAAAGAAAGAAGACGGCCCATTAAAAGCAACAAATGTGACTAATAACAGTATTTTTGTTGGCAGCACGGCAGAGTTGCAGAAAATGATAAAGGCTCAACAAAAACAGATAATTGATGTGTCCCCAATTCAAGAATCCAAATAATGCGTAAAACTGATGAAACATATCTTGGCAATCCGTTACTTAAAGCCGGAAATATCAAGATTGAATTTACCAAAGATCAACTAGAGGAGTATATCAAATGCTCCCAAGATCCTGTTTACTTCATGGAAAATCACATGAAGATTGTTACCTTGGATCAAGGTTTAGTGACCATTACCTTATATGAATTTCAAAAAGAGATAGTAAGATCGGTTCACAACAATAGATTCACTATTTGCAAGATTCCTCGCCAATCAGGTAAAACAACCTGTCTAATTGGTGAGATTGTTCATCAAGTTTTGTTCAATCCATCATACAAAGTAGCCATACTTGCAAACAAATTGAAAACCGCTACAGAAATCATGGACAGAGTTAAACTTGTTTATGAAAATCTTCCAAAGTGGATGCAGCAAGGGGTAATTGAGTGGAACAAAACCAGTATTACACTTGAAAATGGGTCTAAAGTGGTCTGTTCATCTACATCATCAAGTGCTGTTCGTGGTTCTTCATATAACTTTTTACTTTTAGATGAATTTGCATTCGTTCCTGAGGAGATAGCAGAGGATTTCTTTGCATCTGTTTATCCGACTATTACGGCAGGACAGACAACGAAAACCGTAATAGTTAGTACTCCTAATGGATTGAACATGTTTTATAAGTTGTGGCAAAACGCTAAAGACGGAAAATCAAACTTTAAACCTGTAGAGGCGTTTTGGTGGCAAATTCCTGGTCGAGATGAAAAATTTAAAGCAGAGACAATCAGAAATACATCTGAAAGAAATTGGGCAAGTGAATATGAATGTGAGTTCCTCGGTTCACAAAATACTCTTATCAAAACATCTAAATTGGCATCGTTAACATTCTGTGAGCCTATTTTTAGTTCAAGTGATGGCCTTTGCGTATACGAATCTCCTAAAGAAAACCACATTTACTCAATTACGGTGGACACAAGTAGATCTGTAGGGCAGGATTATAATGCATTTGTGGTAATTGATGTGACTAATTTTCCATATAAAGTGGTTGCAAAGTATAAAAACAATCATATACCCTCTGAAATCTACCCAAATGTTATCCTATCTGTAGGAAATAAATACAACGAAGCGATGGTTCTTGTTGAAATTAATGACATCGGACAGCGGGTTGCTGACTTACTTAAGGAAGAATTAGAATATGACAACCTTCTTGAAGTAGTGATTCAAAATAAAAAATCACAAAGACTTGCAACTGCTTACGGTGGAATGAAGGCTTATCCCGGATTAAGAACAAGTACACAGACAAAAAAATTGGGATGTAATGCTTTAAAAGAGTTGATAGAAGGCGATAAGTTAATACTAAACGATTTTGATATAATATCAGAACTGAGTACATTTATTGCTAAAGGCCAATCATTCGAAGCAAGTTCGGGATATCACGACGATTTGGTGTCCTGTCTTGTGATGTTCGGTTGGATGACAACGCAACCATATTTTCAAGATATTAGCAATTTAGATGTCAGAAAGAAAATTTACGAGGAAAAGATTAAAAAACTTGAAGAAGAACTAATACCCTTTGGGTTTATAGATTCTGGTCTTCAGGATGATTATGAAAAGTCATCTTCCGAACTAGGAAGAGAGACATCGATTAGTTCAGATAATGAGGCAAAATCTAGTAATTGGGCAGCAGACAAAGACGAGATTTTTTGAAACACTAAATACCAACGACTAACTAAAGTCAAGTAAACAGGAGACTATTCAGATGGCATTTCAACTTTCTCCAGGCGTGAGTGTAACGGAGCGGGATCTAACGACCATTGTTCCAGCCGTTGCAACTACAAATGCAGCATTTGCGGGTATTTTTTCGTGGGGACCGATTGACCAAAGAGTCCTAATCGACAGCGAAAATAATTTAGTAAGACTCTTCGGTCTTCCTAACAACAATAATTATCCTTATTGGTTCTCGGCAGCAAACTTCTTGCAGTACGGAAATAATTTGCAAGTAGTTCGTTGCGTCAAAGAACAAACTTTGGCAAAGAATGCAGTTCCAGGAAATAAAACTGCTGCTTTGATTAAGAACGAAAACTTCTTGGGAAATGCTGACTGCGATACACATGGCGCATTTATTGCCAAGTACGCTGGTGCATTGGGTAATTCAATCGAAGTTCAGATTTGTGGTAGTAAAAACCCAACAACTGAATTCAACACTTGGATTTATGCCGATGAATTTGATCAGCAGCCAAGAACGAGTGGATATTCAGAGACCCTTGGCGGTACTGCTGATGAATTCCATTTAGTGGTTATCGACAAAACAGGTTTGTGGTCAGGCGCAACCGGAACTGTTCTTGAGAGATTCTCAAACCTGTCTCTATCGGAAGATGCACAAGATTTCAATGGTATCTCTAGGTACTATAGATCAAGAATAAATGAAGATTCTCGTTATCTGTGGTGTCCTAACACACCGGCAGGAGTGACATCTATTGAAGAGGGTGCGGATTCGGCTACTCCGTTTAATACATTTGTATTCAATGGTGCCACTGCTTCTAACAATGTTTCATTTGGTGTCGCTAAGTATATTTTGGGTGGTGGTGTGGATGAAACATATCCTACAACTGCACAAGAGTTCAAAGATATTGCACTTGGGGGAACAGGAGCAGGATATAAGGCGTTCTCGGATCCTGAACAAGTTGATGTTAACCTCTTAATTGGTGGACCAGAATATTCGCCATCAAACACAACTATTACTGATACCGTTGCAGCATCACTCAAAGATATCGCAGAAACTCGTAAAGACTGTGTAGTTTTCTGCTCCGCACCAATATCGAATCCTTATAGAACCGAAGACGATAAGTTGTCAATTGCAAAGAATTATCGTAACAATATCGGCTCTTCTTCGTATGTCTTCATCGATAGCGGATATAAGTACATGTATGATATTTACAACGATAAGTATCGTTTTGTTCCTTTGTGTGGCGATATTGCAGGACTTTGCGCTCGTTCCGACACAAACACGGATCCGTGGTATAGTCCTGCCGGATTCAACCGTGGCGGCATTAAGGGAGTTGTAAAGTTGTCGTTCAACCCAACACAAACATTCCGTGATGAGTTGTACAAGAATAACATCAATCCAGTAGTCACCTTTCCTGGTGAAGGAACAGTTCTGTACGGCGATAAGACTGCTCAGGCTAAACCTTCTGCATTCGATAGAATCAATGTCCGTCGTTTGTTCATCGTTCTTGAGAAGGCTATCGCAACTGCATCGAAGTACAGTCTGTTTGAATTCAATGATTCTTTCACCCGGGCACAGTTTCGTTCACTAGTTGAACCTTTCCTGCGGGATGTTCAGTCTCGTCGGGGTGTCATCGATTTCAAAGTGGTCTGTGATGAAAAGAACAACACACCCGAAGTCATTGACAGTAATAGATTTGTTGCTGACATTTACATTAAGCCTGCTCGTAGCATCAATTTCATTCAACTGAATTTTATCGCCACAAGAACAGGCATTTCGTTCAGCGAGGTCGGGGCGTAAGATAAATAATCAAGGAGCAAACGAAAATGTCACAATTCAGTATTGACGCATTTAGAGCAAATTTGGTAAACGGTATTGCCCGTAACAATCTTTTTCTTGTTCAGGGAAATTTCCCTAACGCAGGTCTTGGTGCTGTGAATTTTGCAGCAGGGGCTGCTGGCGCATTTTTTGGTCAGGCAGTAGCCGGTGCAATTAATAATGTTTCAGCGGCGATTGGTGCAGGAAGTTCGAATAATCAGGTTTCATATCTTGCAAAAGCGGCATCTATCCCACAGGCAGTGCAAAATATTGGACTAGCAAATTATATGGGCCGTCAATATAAGTATCCTGCCGATAGAACTTTCAATGAATGGAATCTTACGGTTTATAATGATGGTGCTTACACACTAAGAAAAGCGTTCGAACAGTGGTTAAATTCAATTAATACATACAAGACAAATATCGGTCCTAACGCCATGAATGGTGTCATGACAGATTGGTATGTCTCTCCACTTACCCGTGAGGGAACTATAATTACAACATATAAATTTGTTGGATGCTGGCCTTCCACAATCGGTGAAATTCAACTTGATATGGCACCTACAACTGAACCATCATCGTTCCAAGTAACGATGTCATATCAGTATTATGAGATCGCCAACATCACTACTTGATAGAGATATATCTCGGATACCGCCTCAGATTTTAAAGGAGAGGTAATTATTATGGCAGAACTATTTGGTTTTAAATTAGAGCGGTCCAAGAAGCAGAAAGAAAATTTCAAAGCACTAAAATCGTTCGTAGTACCAACTTCGGACGATGGTGCTATTCCTGTAGAAGCCGGTGGGTTTTACGGTCAGTATGTTGATCTTGATGGTACAGTAAGAAATGACTTTGAGTTAGTCATGAAGTACCGTGAAATGGCTATGGATCCAATTACAGAAATTGCAGTTGATGATATCGTCAATGAAGCGATTGTTCTTGGTGAAAAGAAAAGTCCTGTAAAGATTATTTTGGATCGATTGAAACAACCGGACAGTATCAAAGAAAAGATACACGATGAGTTTCGTAATATTCTTAGAGTTTTGCAGTTTGAAACAAAAGGTGCAGATATTTTTCGAAGATGGTATGTAGATAGTAGAATCTATTTTCACATCATCGTAGATGAAGAAAATCCGCAAAAAGGAATTTTAGAGTGCCGTTATGTTGATCCTATGAATATCACGAAGATTCGTGAATTCAAAAAGGAAACCTTGAAGGATGGAACAAAAGTCATTGCCGGATACCATGACTTTTACATTTACAATAAAGACAACCCTCGCCAAGGTGGAAATGTAAGTGGAACTAAGATCAGTGACGATGCTATCGCATTCTGCTCATCGGGATTGATGGATTCCCGTTACAAAAGAATAGTCGGATTTCTTCATAAAGCAATTAAGCCACTCAATCAATTGAGAATGCTTGAGGACGCTGTTGTAATTTATCGAATCAGCCGTGCTCCTGAAAGAAGAATTTTCTACATCGATGTTGGTAATCTTCCGAAAACTAAAGCCGAAGCATATGTAAAAGGACTGATGAATCAGTATCGTAACCGTTTGGTTTATGATGCGAATAGTGGTGAAGTTCGTGATGATCGTAAGTTTATGAGCATGCTTGAGGATTATTGGTTGCCCCGTCGTGAAGGTAGCAAGGGTACTGAAATCACCACCTTACAAGGAGGAGCAAACCTTGGTGAATTGACAGATGTGGTGTATTTCCAAAAGAAACTTTATCGTGCTTTGTCAGTTCCAGTAAGCAGATTGGAGCAAGATAAACAATTTATGCTTGGACGAACCACAGAAATTACCCGTGATGAAGTTCGATTCACCAAATTCATTCATAGACTTCGAACTAGATTCAGCGAGTTGTTTTTCGATTTACTTAAGAAACAACTCGTTCTTAAGAATATTATCACTCAAGATGATTGGCCTGACATGCGAGAATCTGTATATTTTGATTTTGTTAAAGATAATCTATTTACTGAATTAAAGAATAGTGAGGTTCGTAAGAATCAAATAGATGAATTAGGAAATATTAAACCATACATAGGTAAGTACTATTCTCATGAATGGGTGCGGAAAAATGTTCTGACTCAATCAGAAGCAGATATTCGGGATATGGATCGGCAAATCGAAAAGGAACGCAACGCAGGCAAGATCGAACCCGATACATCACAGTTCGGTCTTGCGTAAAGGGAAAATATGGACGAACAGACGGAAGACATTCTCAATTCGGTAATCGAAACTCTTATGAAAAAAGAGGTGGGGAAATTTCGCAGCATGATTCAGAAAGAGTTAGAATCTAAGGTTTACTTCAAAATTGAGGAACTAAAGAAGTTTTTGTCCTCAAATATCACAGATCAACCGAGTACCGTGAGTGAAGTTCCGATGTCGCCGTCTGCACCTGTAGCAACAACACCCACAAATGATATGGACACAATGGGCACAGGTTCACCGAAGCCAACCAAACCCATCCCGCCTAAAAAAATCAAGTTGATTCCAACTACGGCAGGACAAAACAAAGACGATGTAACATTAGATCCAAACTTTGAAAAAGAGTTCTATCTAAGTTCATATACTTACAGGGGACAGAGAGTTATTATCAAACAAGTCGGGACGGGATTCGGTAAACCTGTTCGCATTTATATTAACGATAGAAGATGGGAGTTTTTTCCTGGTCCTAAAAGTGCTACGAAGGCAACTAAAGAATACATCGATCAGTTGATGAAAGATGCGAAGAATGATGATGTTCTTGCGATAAACATGACAAAGAAAGTTGAAGCAGATAAGAGGGCAGGATTTGCAGAACCTCCTCCAGAAGTCCAAACTTCAGTTAGCAAATCGAGCACATCTTCTAAAACCATCGATGGTGATCCACCAAAATCTAAAAAATCAAAGAAATAAGAGAATTACCCATGAATGACGAAAAAAACATCAATCAAGAGAAAATTGACGGCAGAACAAAAATGTATAGAGATACTGTCTCTCGTCTTGAACACAATAGAAGACTGCGTGAGGAGCGCAAAAGATCCATGACTACGAAAAATGAGAACATAGTTGCAAACGCAATGAAGATGGTTGAGATGTATCGAAAGTTGCGTGAAGAGAAGAAGAAAACCATCATGGGAGCAAAGAAGGAATCTGTTCAATCTGAACCAATCAAAGACGATAAGAAGTTGACCAGAGGACAGATGGTGGATGCAATTGGAATGAATAGCAATGGTAAGTTTGAAGTTAATGAAGAAGAACTCTCATCCAAGCAGAAAGCATATCGTGCTTTCTTTGAGAAAGCACTTAAGAAGTTTGGTAAAAAGTCTCCTGCTGATATGGATGATGGTGAGAAGAAGAAGTTCTTCAACTATGTTAAATTGAATTGGAAGGGATAATGCCTACTCTTAAGGTAAAATTTAAAGGTCCAAAAACAGCCAAAGAATTCCAAAAGAACTTTGGTATTGTTGGTTTAGACGCATCGATAAAAATCGATGGATCTTCTGCAACTATCACTACCAAAGATAAGAAGGCACACGATTTCGTAAAACAAATGGTCTTAGATTTGAAAGCAGATGTAAAGATGGAATCTGCTATGAAAAAATTCGTCAATGCAATAGTTGAGTCTGTCGAGACTAAAAACAATGTGGATCTAGTTTTATTAGATAAATCTATCGTTTCAGTAAATCCAATCTGTGCAGAGAAATTCATCTCTTTTCATGACGGAATCGTTGACGGAGATGCGGGAAACATTCTTCTTAGTCTTGCAGTGGAAAGTCAAGATTCATTCAATAGGACCATGCAATTTGTTCTCAAAGAACAGGAATAACCAATGGCAATAGTTAAACAAGATTTAGTCAAGACGCAAAAGAGGTATGTGACCAAAGTAGATTTCTCATCAGAAACTGCTATGTACGAACTTGGCGTTACGGGTTCGGCATTTGATGGTATTGGGGGTATTACCGGCGAAAGATTTGTTGCAGGAATTACAAACAACACAGCAGCATTGTCGAGAATCACATGGACACTAAGTACAGGCGGATTGAATCTCACATGGGCTGGTGCGCCCGGTGCTACTGCCATGAGACTATATGGAACAAACGGTGAAATGAATCTAGAAAGAACCACTTTAAAGAATAACGCAACTGCACCGACAGGAATTTTGAATATAACTCCAACAGGCACATTAAGTGGAACTGTTTTACTGGAATTTGTTCATGCATCAGGATCAGTAACACCTCCTGGCTACCTCGGACTATAAGGAAATCACATGAAACTAATCACAGAAGTAAACGAAGGCATTGAGATCATTTGCGAA